ACTGCTTCATATGTCGAAACATCACAAACAGCTTCATATGTTAATTTAGCACAAACAGCTTCATACGTTGAAAATGCAATTAGTTCTTCATATATTAGCGGTTCAAATGTAATTACAACATCCGGTTCAATACAATATTTGCAAGTAACTTCAAAGTTTATCTCAGAAGGAACTGCATTTATCTATACAGCATCACTTCCAGCAACAGATCCATCTGTAAATGGACAACTTTGGAGAAGTGGTAGTTATTTAATGATTAGTACAGGTTCGGGAAGTTAATTATGTTTAGAATATTTTATGCAGATAGTGATGCTACTATGTACGAGGCAACGAGTCTCGAATCATATAATACTGGATTAGACGAAATACTCGAAGTTGGAAAACAATTAGATACAGACGGAGAAACATTAGTAAAATCTAGATTTGTAGTTAAATTTAATATGTCAGAAATTAGAGATGTATTAACAAAATATTCTGCAGATTTAGATTCATGTAAATTTGTTTTACAATTGTTTACTACCCACGCAGTTAATCTTCCAGCAAATTATACATTAGATGCAAAGTTAATGGCACAACCATGGACAAATGGTACTGGACTTTCTAGTGATACATATTCAACCGCAGATGGTATATCATGGGCGACACCTCATGCATCATGGTCATATTCACAAAATATCGGACCTACTATATCAGGATCTAGTTGGATATCTAGTAGTCAAGCAGTAAATACAGGAGCTCCTAGTTTATATGTATCTGGTAGTGGTGAGGGTGGAAGTTGGTTATGGCAATCTGGTTCTGGTGTATTTAATACATCGTCTTTTGATTCATCATATTTCTATCAACCTGGACTAAATGAAGATGAATCTTTTTCATATAGACCAACAGATATTAATATGGATGTTACTGGAGCAATAAAAACATGGTTATCTGGATCTGGTAATATTTCAGTAGACAATAATGGATTCTTAATTAAGTTTTCAGAAGCAGATGAAGCAAATGGTACTAAAACTGGAATTATTAAGTTTTTTAGTAGAGAAACACATACTATATATGTCCCTAAATTAACGATGTACTGGGATAACAGCACTTTTACTACAGGAACTCTAGCTCCGGTTAACTTAGAGTCATATCTAACTTATAGCAAGACTAAACCGTCGTATAAAGACACAGAGATTACTAAGATTAGAATATATGCTCGAGATAAATTTCCACAAAAATCTCCTTCTAATTTATTTCCATTACAAACAGTTAAATATTTACCGACTACTACATATTATGCAATTCGAGATGCGGCTACAGATGAGTACATAATTCCGTTTGATAATATTTATAATAAAGTAAGTTGCGATAGCACAAGTAATTTCATACATGTAGATATGAATAGTTTTATGCCAGAACGTTATTACCGCATAGAATTAAAAATTGAAGATGGATTTATGGAAGAGTATATCGACGACGAAATTTATTTTAAAGTAGTTCGATAATGGCAATTAAAAAACAAAATCTATTAGACCCGATAGCGTTACAGCAAACATCTAAATATATTAAAGATGGGTTAACCGTTGTTTCTAATAATACTGATATTGTTCCTAGAGATTTAAATGGAAATGTTATAATTAAATCTGGATCATATATAGTTATCGAGCCTAACTCATATAATATCGATCAACAGTCAATGTTAGATATAATTGATACTCGTTTTAATTATTTTAGTTTTCCTGTACAAATTGTTGATGATCTTGTTGATATTGATACAAACTTTGATTTTGATAATGTGTCAGCAAAGTATATAATTCCACGACCTACTGATAGTAAAGGTCAGCCACAAAACTTACAAAGAATTAGTACATCGTACAACAGTGATTGGTATTATAATAACGGCGAATTATCGCAAGGATATAAAGCCTTACAATTTACCGGAGGTACACAAGAAAATGTAAATAGTTATACTATTACTAAAGATGTGTTTAATACATTAAAACAACAAAATAAAACTTTAAAATTTACTATTCAACTTCAATGGAACTCGCTAGTAACAAATTCACGCGTTGGTTTTGTTACACAAATTACGAGAACAAATGCTAGAAATTACAACCCATTACCAGTACCATTTACAATATATAAAGAACAAGGATCAGCACCAAATGGAATAATTAATTCTAATACAAACCCATATGGGTTTAGAACAACTAATTATCCGTTTTTGCGATTGACATATATTGTTGATATTAATAATACCCGGGAAGGCGATACTTATACTATAAATACACAATCAGGTGGACCTAGTTGGATATTAGCTCAAAACTGTATATGGGATATAGAAATTGAAGATATACCTAATTCAACAAATAACTTATATCAAAATATATATGATATCAATGAAGATACTGTTATATTAGATGATGATGGCGCTGTGCGTGTACGACGTACCTTAGCAACTAACGACGAAATAATAGTAGAATAAAATGTTAGATCAATATAAAAATATAGAACAAATATCATTAGCACAAAAATCTGTTTCTGCGCAACGTATTGATACTGTTCAATTAGAAAATATTAATAGTAACTTTACAAACCCAGTTTATTTTGATAATGATATTATTAATAAATCTACCGTAGAGTTTCATTTATATTCAGGCGATGTTTGGGTTACTGGAAAACATAAAAATCAATCGTTATCAAATACGCCAGTATATTTCAATAAAACAAATAATACTGAGATACGATTTGATTCGCAACCATTTGTTTTAGATATTTATGAAGAACTACAAAATTTACAAATAACAAATGGAAATTATAAAATTGCTATTAACTTTTTCGAGAATTTAATTGGAGGTTTTGATCAACAACATTTAAGAATCGACGAAATATCTCCAGATCGTACTGAAATACGTTTAAAAGCAATAGATGTTAATAATTCAGATTTTATATCTCAGATTGCAAATTATATAGAAACTGTTAATCAAACAACTCCAGCTGGATTCTTCGAAACCTATTTGTTAAACTTTAGCAGAAACCAATGTGTACAATTTGTTAATAGTGTTGTAATTGGTGAATATTTATATATTAAATTATATGAACCATTACCAGAAATATTTGAAACTAACTTTAGATGTTGGGTAGTTAAAGAATTAAAACCAACGTATATAGATAATATTAACGTTGAGTCTATTATAGAATCAAAATCATTTAATGTTTTAAGTGGACCGAATTGGCAAGCAAATTATTCATATGATACGTCGACTGAAACAGGATTACAAAATTGGAATGACTTATTAGGTTCATCTACATCTACGTCGCAGCAAATTATCGATAATTTCTTTTCTGGTAGTTTATCTGGAATGAAATTAAATATTGACTATTCTGATTTTAATAATTTTATATTTTATAGTTCAGCAACAGAACGTTTAGATAATTTTAAATATAAACTACAATTAATTGAATATTATACATCGCAAAGTTTAGTATTAACTGGGATTTCTGGTAGTACTTCTACAACGAATGCACAGGATTTTGCAAACTTAAAATCATCATTAATTGGAGGATTTGACAATTTTGAGCGATACTTATACTTTGAGTCATCATCTAAATTAACTACTTACGATATTCCGTTAATTAATGCAAATGTAGCAATTGTTACTGGTAGTTATATACAACCAATACCAAAATCAAATACAACTAAACCATATACATCATATAGTGTAGAGTCTAGTCAATTTAAAACGTGGTATAATGAATTGTATACATCTGCGTCATTGTACGATAATTTAAACGATAATTCATTATTAAAAACAGTACCAGCTCATTTACAGTTACAATCTGATAGTGTAGATTTAATTACATTTGTTAATATGCTCGGTCATCATTATGATATATTATATACATATATCAATCATATGACTAAAATAAATAAGCGTGAAGAAAATCCTAAATTAGGAATGGCTGACGATTTATTATATTCTGTTGCTAAACAATTTGGTTGGAATTTATCTAACGGACAGCAAGGTCAAAAGCTTTGGGAGTATACGTTAGGTACATCTGAAACTGGTGTTCCTATTACCGGATCAAATTCTATAGGCGAACCATCAGTATCAGGTCAAAAGTCAACATCTACCATATGGAGAAGAATTGTAAATAATTTACCATTATTATTAAAGTCTAAAGGTACAAAAAGAAGTATACAGGCATTATTATCATGTTATGGAATACCACAAACATTAATGACTATTAATGAATACGGTGGACCTAGATTGGATAGAGCACCTATATATGAAAAATTAAATTTTGATTATGCATTAGACTTAATTACTAATCCAGCTGGACTAGTTACAATTGATTATAGTCAGCCAATTGATTCAGTTGAGATTAGATTCCGTACGGATAATGTAATAACGAATCCATTGTTGCCTAGCACAATGAATTTATTTACAATTGGAAGTAATACGGTAACATTAGATTATACGTCTGGTACGATGGGTACTATACAAATTAACGGCAATAGTTCAGATAATATTGAATTATTTGACGGTGAATGGTTAAGTGCAATATTGCGTACGGATGGATCTAATTTAGAAGTAGTAGCTAAAAAATCTAAATATGGAAAAATTGTAGCAGCTGTAAGTGCGTCAGATGTAGCTTCTTTTGCTAACTCAGGAACATTAACATTAGGCGGTACAACTGGCGGTAGTCGTTTAGTCGGTCAACTTCAGGAATTAAGATTATGGACATCCAGTTTACAAGATTCGGCATTTAATAATCATGTAAAAGCCCCAGGTGCATATGATGGAAATGTAAATGCATATGATGAATTGGTTTTTAGAGTTCCATTAACACAAAAAATTAATCATGCTACAACTAGTAGTTTACCCGGAGTAGAACCTAATAATTCTGGAATATCTGCTTTATTTACGAGTTGGACTAATAATACACCATATGACTCAATTGAAGAGACATATTATTATGACGGTATATCATTAGGTGCAGGTACATATGATGATAATAAAATTCGTTTAGAAGATAATGAATTAATTGGAAACTTAGATGTTAAATCTAGAGCAGAACGAAGTCAATTTGATAAAGCTCCGT